GTCCCAATTTAGAAACACGTTTAATGGGCCGATCCCCATTGAGGATCATTCTAGGGATTAGATTTCTAATGATCGCTGCAATCGACCCGCGGGGATGTTTCGGGGCTTTGCGCAAGAATGGGTAAACATCATTGATTATATCATCAATACTGGCAGTTTCCCCTTTACAGGTTTTACCGCTAACAAAATCGATGATTCTTCTCTCTGCCGGGGTGTATTTATAAGTCGCCATAGTTTAGTGCATTCCTCATTTCATCGTCTTCACTAGGTTGACCAACTCCAAACAGGTCAGTAAGCGGGGTTTCGTCGCTTTCTTCCAGCCATTCCTTGAGGTCTTGTGTGGCCATGTTATGGATACTTTCCTTCTTCAAGGTACGGCGCATTACATTCCGGTCTTCAGACCCTATCCCAATTATGTAAGTATATGGGACAGAGTAATCTACGCCAATTCGGTGGGTTCTATCCCTAGACTGCCAGAAGTCTATGGCATTGTCCGTATGAGAATAGTAGACCACATGGCGTTCTGGACCCTGTAGATTTTGCCCTGTTCCAGCTGATGCCGGAGTTGCTATTAAGTAGGTAATATTGTTTCCCATGTCAAGAAAGACTTTTTTTGCTTCCTCATTTTGTTGCGGTGAATTGCCGCTGTAATAAGTCACGGCGGCGTCGCCGAGAACCCTTTTAAGCAATTGAACATCATATTTAAACTTACACCAAATGACAAACTTCTTCATGTTCGAAGCATTGATTACATCAAGACAAGCTTCCAATCTTGGATTTTTCTTCGGATTTGTAAACAGTTCCTGGATTTTCCCATCATTATCATACACGAATCCCGAGCTAATCTGTTGAAGTTTATTGACTGCTACCATTGGATTAACAGCTTCAATTTCTTGATTGTTGATCATCGATATTAATTCTTCCTTGAAATCGTTGATCTTTTGTTTTTGGAGCTTGGATAAATGGAATGTAAACTCATCTTGGAATATAGGCGGAAGACCAAGATCGTCCTTGCCCAAATAAAAGGCGAAAGGATCGACCTTTTCCCTGAATTTATCTACATTTCTATGAGAAATGACCTGGCGCATTTCAAATCCGCCCATGATGCAATATTCCGATCTAAACGATGAAAGGTAATTGATCCCGATAATAGAAGGGTCAAGCCACTTGAACTGTGCCCATTCGTTTTCCAGGCTTTTGCCTATTGGCGTACCTGTAAGAATGATCTTTTGATAAGCCTTTTTGCCAATTTGATCTGCGGCCTTCCACCGCTGCGATGATACATTCATTATATGCTGGCTTTCATCGCCTATAATAATTGTCCTGTAATATCCATGGAAATCCAGGAATTGATTAAGAAGCTCCATGCCGGAATCGGTCTTGATAGCATCCCAATTCATACAAAGAATACAAAGCCGATCTTCATCGAAAATAGCTTTCTGCCACTTCTTATTGTTGCCCCAGCAATATATCGCTGTTGGAATATCTCCGCCTAAATGTTGCGGGAACTGATTTTCTGCCCACTGGCGATGAACACCCTTCTTGGTTAATACTACACAAGCATTAATCTTTCCTTTGTACCAATTATAGCCAACCTTGTCGATTGCCACTTTTGACTTACCGCTTCCCTGCACCATGAAGAGGGCAAAGACGCGGGCATGGAGACAGCGCTTAAGAGCTTCTTTTTGATACCAGAGTGGCCGGGTTTTGTAAGTATATCTGCCGGGCCGGGGGATCGGTTCTGGCTCTTCTTCGGGCTTCCTTTCGATATTAATGTCTGGAAAAGCTTCTTTTATGAGAGCTACATTATGTTCACTTGCTTCGAAAGCAAACCATCCGTCAGCTGTCCAGCGGCGCCGACCTTCCATGCGCGGTAGAACAGCGGCGAAAGCTGCGCACATTGTGATATTCGCCTTGGCTGTTTTTCCCTCGAATTTAATCTTCACGACATCCCTCATGGTAATCGCACCATTGGCCATCTCAGGTAATATAGCCATTCGGTTCCGCATAAAAAGATTTTTTTATCGAAGCGAGCTGTTGATCTGATTTTCTACCTCATTTCAGGTTCCAAAAACAGGTTCCAGTGGCCTTTATTTCCTCTTTACCCAAAAATTAGGTTCCATTCCTAGTCCTATCCTTAGGATTATCTTACTCTGTTTTTACTTATAATAGGAATAGAATCTTAAGAAGGAAAGAAGAGGGTAAAAACCTAACTTTGGCGTAAAGGGGAAATTTGATCGACTGGAACCTGTTTTTGGAACTTTTCGGCCCAAACGTTCACCTTATGATCTTTTCGATAAATTGAACCAATCGACCCTCTCTCGTTTTCTCGTTAAAGAATTCATATAAATCAATGGCCTAGGAATATAATCAGCATATAATCCTATCGATTTTCGAGCTTTATCGACGAAACTTTATTTCGTTTCAATAAAAAAGCCCGGCCTCCTGACCGGGCTGTAACTCTTGCGAGAGTTTTTATAACCTTTATCGCTTTAAATTATTCACCTTCCCATGCCCTCCCTTCTGGGAAAAGAATGGATCATTTTTAGACATCTCTAGGATTTGTACTAAAGATTTTCCAGACCTTAAGTAACAATCCTCTCCTCTTGGTGTTGCCCAAAAACTTTGTTCTCGTTTTGCCCGATCCCCTCTAATAAGCCCCTTACTTTCTAGGCTACGGATAATGGAATATTGATGCCCATTATCCCTAGGGAAGAAGTGTTTTAGTTCATAGGCATAGACAGCTTGCTTACTTTCTACAATTTTGCACAGAACGAGCCATTGGTATTTTGTCATCTTTCCAATTGGCACATTCCGTGGCGGAAGTTCCTTTTCTTCCTTCTTGGTCGGTGCTGGCTCGTGCCGAACGCTCTGTTCGGGAGTTTCCCGCTTCGGTTCGGTCTTTACCTTCTTATCTCGCTCTTCGCTTTCCTGCATATCAACTAGATAGTCATGCAGATCGTTGTCGAAGAACTCGTGTAACTTGTCCAGCGGCATTTCGAGGGTGATCTTCATCCGCTTCATGGTCAGTTGTCCTTCAGTTCATAGGAGATGTTATATTGAGCTTCCACGCCACCTCTTTGATAGAAGGTGACTATGGTTGCCCTTTTGATGCAAATTCCGATAGGCGGTTGCTTCGCCAGTTGGAATTTCGGCGCGTGCCATTCCAGGATTTGGTCTAGGTCTTGCATCGTTCCCTCTCGGTTTTCTACAGCTCAGGATATAGGGTCCAAAGCTAACTTTTTAAGCCCTGGACCCATAAAAAAGTTTTCTTAGCGCTTCCACACCTCCAAGATACTGATTGCCCTAAGAGCGTTGTTACGCGACCAATCGACGACGTGACCGTTGATGACCGCCAGAATGTGCCTTGAGCTATGGATCAAATAGGTCTTCCCATTCTTCCACACGTAAGGGAACCTATCTGGATGGTGCGAGGTCACGTTCTTGAGCTTATGGTGCGGCTTGGGATACTGGCTGATGAAATCCTCAGGGTTGATGTATCTGCCATCATACCCAAGTTCCTTCAGGACGTTGTGAGTGATATCCATCGGCGTACCCTTGCGGTCTTTCCGACCATGCTTCTTCATTAGCTCGCGAACCGCGGAGTAAGAAGTGCCGGTCACTGCGGCGACTGCGATGACTGCGCAATCCTTCTTCTCATTGGCCTCATCACCAACTTCCCGCATCTCGTGAAACCGAGTATGAAGCTCTTTCTTGACGATCCGTGGCATTTGTTCCCTCCATTCGCTGCGTTTGTCTTTCCTATCATATATGGGGATGCTCACAACGTTGTCAACAGGTTTCCAACAACCGAAGAAAACTTTTTTATCCGGCGCCGCCCTATTGACAACCTTGTTGGAATGCCCATATATAAGGCACAACCTGATGCAATGGAGGGAAACCATGCCTTTATATGAAATCATCACTTGGCGCTGCGGGCAGTTAGTGGACGCTGCGTACTATCGTCGCGGTGACGTGGCCGACCGTTGTTTTCGTGCAGCGATCGATGCCGCGATTGACGCTGAAGCAAGACGCGACCGGCCGGCTGGCCTTCGGGCTTTTCGAAAAGGTGAGCGCGTCGCAAATCTTCATGAAGAGCATAGGGCGTTAGGCAAGAAAAAATACCACTTTGCCTATGCTGTTACCCTAGGTAATGAAAAGGTAATCTACAGAAATTGTCAGGAGTTGGAGCCTCTTGAAGTGCGCTTGCCTTGTCATCTAGAACCGTAACAGGGCGGCTTTAGGGCGGCACCCTGGCGCCGCCCTATTGACAATATTGTCGGAATGCCCATATATAAGGCGCAACCTGATGTAATGGAGGGAACGATGAAAGCGCTGGCAGTCTACGAAGGTGGTGTCCACGAGAAGGTGGAAGCTGCTGTCGGTGAGGATATGGGCGTCTATAAGCGTTCACAATTCCGCGACCCGCGTTACGGCTATCGCTGGACCCGGTGGGAATGGGTTGGGGATGTGACGGAAATCCCTGAAACCATCGGCCATGGGTTCCAGAACCTCAGAAAGGCCGGCTGCTATAGCCGGATGGTCGGCAAAAATGGGAAGCCAAAGGTCAGGTTGCCGAACGACTGAAGGGGCTGAAAAGCCCCTTCTTTTTTGCCCTAATGCCGGTTCCCGGCGCCAGGAAGCCCATACGCGAGCAAATGGGGTAGGGGCGCTGTTAGCATACCTTGACCTTATAATACGCGCGCGTACGGGCTTCCTATGAAGCTACAAAATTCCGCCAAAAGCTGTTGGAAACCCATTGACAACCCTGTCGGAAATCCCCATATATAAGATACAAGGTCAGGAAGACCTAAAAAGATAGGCGAAAAGCCCAGAAATCAGCAATCCGGTGAGAGCCCGGATCGAAGGCAAGGCTTAAGCCCCTTGGCCATAGATCAGAAATCTGAAGCTTCATAGATCGAAGTGGCTAGGGTACTTGACCTCGTTCGCCCTAGCTGGCAAGTCGGCTTCCCCAAGAGTCGAAAGACTCTCTTAGGTGCGAGGTTAGGGGACTAGTTGAGCCATCGCGTTCAACGCCGCGCTTCGATCAAAAGTTTTCGAAAACCCTGTCGAAAACCCTTGAAAATGATGTGGGTAATCCCCATATATATAGTATAAGGTCGAGAGACCTAGGGTTCTTGGAAAAGTGAAGACGGACGGAAGCGGCGAAGCTAGACAAGCCAGCGCAGCCGGATGAGGTTCCCCAAGGGAATATCGAGGCAGTGTGCGAGTCGAGGCGGGTCCGGGCGGAATGTCCCGCGCTGGCTTATCCAGCTACGTCGCTTCCTCTCCTGAAAGGCTTGATATCCATGCCGCTGCCACGCGAAAAGTCGGCCGGTGCCGACCCTGCCAAGGGTGCGTGACGCTGAAAAGGCAAGCTGGGTTCGACTCCCGCCGGCGGCATCAATATCAAGCTTTCTGGGAAGTCTCAGATTTGTAGGCAACGCTGCCTAGGGTGGCAATGCTTTAGGCCTAGCTTTGACCGCTGGCAACTCGCTGGCGCAGCCCCTATACAGATTGTGAACCTACAAATCCGAAACTTTCCACGTAATGTGGTCAAACTAAGGGAGAGAACGATGAAACGGACTGAAGCCGAGCGTCGCGCACGCATGATTGAAGCCGAAGCTTACTATGAGTGTGCGGTTCAGGCGAAAACGCCAGCCGGCTGGTTGAGCTATCATGAAGCTAACGAAAGTTGGCATATTGACGGCCAGCCAATCACTCGTGAACAGGCTGTCGAAATTCTCACCTTCTAGGCCATAGGGCGCTCTCGGGCGCCCAAGTCAATGGGAGGGTAAAATGCAGGTCATGATTGGTGAAACGAAATGTGCGCGTGAAAACCCGGCATTTCATACCGAACGATCTGTGGACGATTGGGATCATGTGAAGCATGGTCTCAGAATTCTAATCGCTGTTGCAGCGCTTCTGTTGATCGCTGTTACGGTATAGCCGATGGAGGGCTGTCATGAGGATCATGAGGACTAAGGTCGTGACAGCCCAGACGGAAAACCACGACACCGCTTACGCAATCGCTAAGACGCTGCTGCCGGAAGCGCTGGACATCAAGGTTGTTAAGTCAACCGAAGCTCCAAAGACTAATCCGACAACTACGTGGCATGCGTGGTGCGATGAGCCGGCGATCCGCCTGGTGCTGGCACCGGCGGAATGGGTGGAAACTCTCTCGAAGAGGTTCCACAACTCAGAAGAACACTGGCATGAGGCAACTTGGATGGTCAAGTTTGCGTCTCATGAGAGGGCAAAGCGCGACAGGATGATGGCAGCGTGGGAAACCTATTGGGTTGAACACAACGTCGCATTCTCAATCGACGCTCTTAAGTAGAGGGGGAACGGAATGGAAAAATTTCTGGTCTATATCATCCTTGGTAGGCTGCAGTTCTGGAACATCATAGAGCTGCCGATCCGAGATGAAGGCACCGCGATCATTCGAGCGTGGGAAGCCTACCTGAACGAGTAGAGTGGTGAAAACCACTCTATTTTTTTATGCGATAAAAGGAAACTTTATTTCACGAAAAAGGCTTTACTTGCTGTAGCTAAACCTTATATAAGGTACACCAACAATGGAGGGAACGAAATGACGAAAGCAGCACACCCGAGCAGCGTAGAAGGATTGTCGGTTCGGCAGATCACTGCGTTGTATAATGATCTTGCCGACGAACTCGGTCGGCCGCGCGTCAAGAAGCTGACCGACAAGAGTAGCGCGGTAAAGCGTTATGAAGCCATTCGGGCTGAATACGACAATCTGACTGAAGTCAATGACCAAGCCAATGATGAGGAAGCAATGGCTACAGAGTATGAACCTGAGGAAGGTGAAGCGGTGACCGAAGAGGTTGTCGAAGAGCCGGTCGAAGAGGTCGAAGAGGTCGAAGAGGTCGAAGAGGTCGAAGAGGTCGAAGAGGTCGAAGAGGTCGAAGAGGCTGAGGAAGCCGAAGAGACCGAAGAGGCTGAGGAAGCCGAAGAGACCGAAGAGGCTGAGGAAGCCGAAGAGACCGAAGAGGCTGAGGAAGCCGAAGAGACCGAAGAGACCGAAGAGGTTGAGGAAGCCGAAGAGGTGACCGAAGAGGAAGCCAAACCGAAGAAGGGCAAGCCCGGTCGTCGTGGCCGGTCGGGTAAGTTCAACGGGACGATCCTTTATGCAACCGTAAAGGAAAATGTTCATCGGCCCGGAACGAAATCGTACAATGCTCTTCAGTTGATCATTGATGCCGGCGAGGAAGGTATTCCCTTCGAAGAGTGGTTGGCGCACCCGCATCAGCGCATGAACACGCTTCGCGGCAACGTCCGGTGGGGCGTGGTCAAATTCTTCGATCCGAAGGCACCTACTCCGCCGGCAGCGGATGAAGATGAGGAAGAGGAAGTCGAAAGGGTTGTCGAAGAGGCGACCGAAGAGGTGACCGAAGAGGCGACCGAAGAGGTTGTCGAAGAGGAATAACCCTTCATCATCTAAGCGTTTTGGAAGGGGCTTTAAGCCCCTTCTTTTTTACAAAATCCTATTGACAACCATGTTGGAAATCCCCATATATAAGGTAACGGAACGAATGGAGGGATACGATGAGGTTCAACGGTCATAAAAATTGGAACCACTGGAATGTCAACCTGTGGCTGACCAGCGATGAGGACTTCTACCATATCATGTTGGGACATATTGCCCGAGCCAAGACAAAAAATCAGGCTGCTAAGAATATGCTAGAACAACTGCAATACATGGGCCTGTATGAAACGCCAGATGGCGCGCCATTTTCGGTTTCCTCGATCCGCGCTACGATGGTCGGGGAGGAAGGGGCTTAAAGCCCCTTCTTTTTTCGTCAAAAAAAGCTTTTCAAGCTTTCTCCAACCCCTTATATCTGGGATAATCGAGAGCGTCGGAACTTAAACTCACAAGGTACGGAAATGGCTACCAAACAGGAAGTTGCCACACAGGAAAGTGCTGGCTTGCCGGCAGTCGAGGACGAATTCCTCGCTGATATTGGCGGGGGCATGGAAAATGTCACGTCGGCTGATCTTTTAATCCCACGACTTACCATTATTCAGAAGATGTCACCTCAAATTGATAAACATAAACCCGAATATATTAAGGGTGCCGAAGAAGGTGATATCTGCGATGTTGGTCTAGGCCAGCTTTGGAAAGAAGATGATTTGCCGCTGTCCTTTCTCCCAGTTTATTACCGCAAGGATTTTCTGGAATGGGCGCCGCGCGCACAGGGTGGTGGTTTGGTTGCCATTCATGCGACTATGCCACAGGATGTTCAACCAAATCCCGAGAAACCAATGCAGATGATGCGCAAAGGCAACCTTGTCGCAGAAACGCTGCAGTTCTATGGCCTAAATCTTACAGCCGATGGTCGGCCAACCTTCATTCCGATGACATCCACGCAGTTGAAAAAGGGTAGGGGTTGGCTTACTCTCGCCCAGAACACCTTTATTCTGGATCGCCAAAACCGCAAGCGGGTTGCACCGCTGTATTATCATGTCTATCACCTTTCGGTTGTTAGAGAGCAAAACCCTGAAGGCTCATGGATGGGCTGGAAGGTTACGCAAGGTCCGAAGGTGACCGAGCTTGAGGATTGGAAAGCCTTAGTCGAAAAGGCTAAGGAATTCCGCCAAGGCATTATTGATGGTGAGCGCCAAGCGGCCTTCGGCGAAGGCGAAGCTCCCGCTTCTCCTGTCAATAGCGATAACGAGCCTATGTAATGGTAGAAGATGAATTCCTGGATGGGGCTGATGAAGCCCCGTCCGACCGTCTTGAGCTTCTGAAACAGAAAGCCCAGCGGTTGATTGAAATCGAGGAAACCATCAAGGCTCTTGAAGACAGCCTTGCTAAGATGTCTCAAGAACGCAAGCAAATCCGCGCTGGCGAAATCCCCGATCTTATGGCCGAGTGCGGGTTGGCTGAACTTCCGTTCGAAGACTACACGCTCAAGCTCTCGCATTATGGCACAGGGTCGCTCCCGAAGGAAGATGTCGATCCAGATGCCAGAAAGGCGGCGCTGAAACATCTTGAAGAACTGGGCGGGGACGGTCTTATGAAGAACACTGTCTCCATGCAATTCGGCAAGAAAGAGCACAATATTGCCAAAGCGACTGTTGAATATCTGAGAGATCAAGGCTTCGATCCTGTGATGAAATCAGATATTCACCCGCAGACGCTCTATTCTTTTGTGCGGGAAGCGATGGCTAGCGGCAAGCCAGTTGACCAAGCTACCCTTGGGGTAGAGGTCATGCGGATTGCCAAGGTGAACAAAAAGAAGAAATGACAGATCAAGAAAAGCTTAACGAAATCCACGCGGTCCTGACTGAAAGTGGATTTGTTAAGAATGAAGTCCATGCGAGAACGCTTCTTGAGCGGTCTGTATCCATAATGGTAAGGGTGCAAACTATAACATCCTTACCATCTTCCTTCCGGTTCGAAGTAAACAACCTGCTGAGTGAAATCGGGGAATATCTGAAATGAAGATCATCGGCGCCGGAATGGCAGGGCTTCTTGCCGCCGCTATCCTGAGGAATAAGGTTTCGTGCATCTATGAATGTCAGAATTCTTTACCTAACAATCATCATGCTGTACTTCGCTTTCGGTCTTCTATTGTTGGCGATACTGTAAATATTCCTTTTGAGAAAGTGCAGGTTCTTAAACAGGTTCTTCCTTGGAGGAACCCTGTTGCTGATGCGCTGTCTTATTCCAAGAAAGTGACTGGCCAATATATGGTCCGGTCTATTACAAGCGCAGAAGGAATGGTTGAAAGGTATATCGCCCCGCCCGATTTCATCAATCGGCTGTATAACAGTATTAGCTGCGAATTCAGGTTTGGAAATGATAATTGGTTTAGGGAAGATGATGGACATCGGAATTTGATGAGAAATCAAAAAATTTCAACAATTCCTATGCCATTTTTGATGAACATCTTGAGATACGGAAATGTTCCAGAATTCAAATTTAGACAAGGATTTAGCATAATTGTTCCAGTAAAGAATTGCGCAGCATATGCTACTCTTTACAGTCCCGATCCGATGTCTATTTGGTATCGGGCGTCATTGACTGGCAACATTCTCATTATTGAGTGCATGCATCAACCGATAGATGTTGACGATACTATAAGGAATGTGGCGTGTATTCTTGGTATTAACTGGAAAGACTTGGATTTCGAGAATTGCGCTTGTAAAGAACAGAAATATATGAAAATTTTACCGATTGACGAAAGCATTCGGCGACGTTTTATCATGTGGGCTAGTGACAATTTCGGCATTTACAGCCTAGGACGGTTCGCCACTTGGCGCCCTGGACTACAACTAGATGATCTAGTCAATGATGTCAGGGTCATTCAGCGAATTTCAAGTACAAACTCATACGATTACAGGAAATAAAAACTTTCTTTTTCGAGGTGCGATCCTATATGATATGGAAGAAAGGGAGCGGTCTTATGCCTAGCGTTCAGCTAATCGACTACACCGGAAAGGGTCGTAAAGACCCGGCTTCTTATGCAGCCGGGTTGTTGCTCTTCGCCAAGTCAACTCGCCTTGATCTTAATCCTGATCTTCTGGAAAGCTATCAGTCGCTTGATTGGCATGATGATGAAGTATTGATGTCACTAAGGAATATTGCTAAGACAATTCCATCGTCTTGGGAATTCCTTCATCTTACCTTTCTGGTTTCTGACGTTTCGCGGGCTTTCACTCATCAATTCGTCCGCACTCGTACAGCGAGTTTTGCGCAACAATCTCTTCGCGTGGTCGATATCGGCGATGGGTTCGATGTTGCCGAAGGACCAAGCCTAAGTGATAAAGCGCTTCAACTTTACAGGATGCATAATTCTCAGACGCGCGCGATCTATTCTACGCTTAAGGAATTAGGCGTATCAATTGAAGACGCGCGGGGTATTCTTCCCACCAACATCAAGACTAACATCTTGATGTCCTGCAATTTCCGCACCTTTGTGGAAATAATAAGAAAGCGTTCTTCTCCGCGAACACAAATAGAATATTTGAAAGTTGTTCAAGAGATGAAAGCTGCGGTTGAAAACGTCTGGCCTTGGGCACAGTTCTTTACCAATCGCAACAAGGACGCTATTCTCGAAGAGCTTCAGGAAGCTATCGAAGATAGCGTTGAAGGTGAGACGAAGACTAAAATGTTTAAACTTCTTGATGAGCTTAGGAATGAATAGCACTATCGTTGTAGATATGGATGGAACCTTGTCTGACCATAACCACAGGGTACATCTAGCTCAAGCAAATCAATGGGACGAATATCATCAGGGTATTCCTGATGATCCTCCAAACCTTGATGTAAAAGCTTTGGTTAACCTGTTATCTCGGGAGTATTACATTCTGATCGTAACTGGCAGAATGGAATATTGCCGAGAAATGACAACTCGTTGGCTCATTAAATATGGAATAAAGGCCGATGAAATTTTAATGCGGCCAAATCATGATTATTCAAAAGCCAAAGACCTTAAGACCAGATTACTTGAAGAATATTTTGGTTCCAAGGAAAAGGTTCTGGAAGAAGTTGAGATAGTTTTGGAAGATACTGATAATGTAGTCAGTAATCTCAGGGCTTATGGCCTTAACGTTTGGCAAGTAAGGGAAGGAGTGTATTAACAATAATGAATTATAAGCTTCTCGAATCTCGTTTCTTTCTGGTCTACCGTGACCATATGGGCGGACTGGAAATCAAGCGGAAGCTTGATGGTGCAAATCTCTATTTGCAACCGGGCGATGATGCAATGCAAGTCGAGGCTGATGTCGAAAGATTTCTAGGTCGCAGAAAGAACCTGACTGTGCATGATTGGGATGTGATCGAACACTATTTGAGCCAGTTTTCGGAAATCATGACCAAGGGAGAGAACTGAAATGACTCACAGGCTAGTTAAGGACCGGATTCCACTTGATCCAGAGTTGGAGAAGTTGATCGAAGCTAGCAAGAAGAAGAATGAGCGACATGCCGAAGAAAAAAGTGACAAATCTGAGGCTGAGGCTAAAGTTGATGCTCATTCTGACGAAATGACATCGGATGTTCTTGAGAAAATCAACTTAATCGAAAATCTCTTTCTGAAAAAGACGGCGGAGTATGGCCGAAGTGAACATCATCATGGCGATATTCTTTCGGTGCTTTTTCCAGAGGGAGTGAAAATCGATCCAGAGGATTTCACTCGCTGGAATTTATACAATTTTCTTCTGACAAAGATCATTCGATATGGTCTAAACTTCGAAGTCGGCCATCCTGATTCGATTTTGGACCTTATCGTGTATGCCTTGATGCTGATGTGCGAAGACGAAAGGCGAAGGAAATGCTAATCTTTGTCTTCGATACAGAAACCACTAGCTTAATCAACAATTCGTTGATTAACGAAAAACATCAACCGCATATATTCGAGTTCTGCGGCTTCCTTATAGAGGAAGATGGGACTATCGTTGAAGAGGTGGACTTCATGTGCTGTCCACCTATTCCTATTCCCAAAGAAGTTGTTAATATAACTGGCGTAGATACAAGTATGGTTAAAGACAAGGAACCATTCTGCGCCCATTTGGACAGAATTCAGCGAATAGTCGCGGAAGCCGACGCGGTAGTCGCCCACAATTTGGCGTTCGACCACAGGGTGGTCGATATCGAGTGCAACAGAATTGGCCGAAAGATTGACTGGCCAAACCTGAAAATCTGTACCGTGGAATGCACTGAGCATTTCTACGGTTATCGACTGAGCTTGACGAACCTTCATAAGCACTTGTTCAATGAAGGCTTCCCGGAAGCCCACCGAGCAAGGAACGACGTAGAAGCTCTCTGTCGCTGTGTGGTGAAACTAATAGAAATGGGAGAAATCTGATGCGGAAGGATACAAGGCAAATGATCGATCACGAGCTTAAAAGGGCTCGTATGAAGTTTCCTGGAAATAACATGAACTTTACCGCTCTTGTTGAAGAAGTCGGTGAGGTAGCCCGTTCCTTGATGAATAATGGAACGGACGACAAGGGGCATTCCAAGGTCCGTAAGGAAGCTGTGCAGACAGCGGTGATGGCAATCCGTATCATCGAAGAAGGGGACGAATTCTATGGCTACAACCCAGACTGAAGAACTGCCAGTTTTCTTTCATTATGAAGATGAAAGTCACAGGGGTTACGTTACGACTCTGCGTATCTATTTCCCTGTTGATATCTTCAAGAGCGGACCTGAAGAATTGGAAAGGGCAGCGGATGAATTCCGAGCGCAGCTTCTTCGGGCACTTGAGAAGTTTTATTACAGCAAAGGTGGGAGTGAAAACAAATGGTAGATTACAGTCTGGCTAATGACATTTATAATAAGGGTATAGTTACAGGAGAAACTGTAACTATTCGTCAGTATTGGAGACAGGTGAGGTTTAGTTATAATCCTGATTATGATGGAATAGACCTTACTGCCCCTTCGGATGGCACTTTCCTCGGCTTCTTTCTGCGGGAAGATGTCGAAAAAATGAATGCTTTACTCGGCATTCATTCTGGGTTAAATTCCAAAATTTCCGAAGAGCAACGGAACTTGGAACCTTCTTCATGCGAATCAGGACAGGATACAGCTTTCGAACGGCAGTAGGAAAATTAGATAAAGTCCTGTCTAGACTTCAAGAATGTGGATATCAGACTGCACCTATAACAGATCGGTCATCCACATTCGGCTTCGCCAAGTGGCAAAAACTTTGCAATAAAAACAACATCCGCCCCATATTTGGCGTGGAAATCGCAGTATCGGGGGAGTATGAAGATAAGAAAAAGCCGGCGATGGATTATTGGACATTCATCGCCAAAGATAAAATCGAAGAAATAAACAAGCTCTTCAATCTGGCCACGACTATTAAATACAAAGAGCCAAGGATTTATTATGACGATATTTCGAAATTCGACCTTATTAAGATAATAGGTCGCAAATCCAATCTGGATTTAGTTGATCCAGATGACGATCATTACGTTGCCCTCTCACCATCATGTCCCAAAGGATATATCAACAAAGCTAGAGAAAAAGGGTTTAAGTTTCTAGCTTGCAGCGACAATGTATTCCCAAGGCCGGAAGACCGCGGGTTGTATGAAGTCATCTGCGGCTTCAACGCCAACATTCAGACTTATGACCAATTTATCCAGACTGACGAACAATGGCTTGCGAGCGTTTCCAGGCTCGTGGGCGAGCAAGAGGCAATCCAGGCACTAGCACACCGGCAGGATATAGAACAGCGCTCTACGGCCAAGCTGCGGGCGGCAAAGCTGCTTTCTCCCGAGAAGCCGGCTTCGCTTCGCACGATGTGCGAGGAAGGGGCGGCGAAGCTAGGGATTGATCTTACCGATCCGGTATATGCCAATCGGCTTGAGCGAGAGCTTGAGCTTATTTACCAAAAAGAATTCGAAGACTATTTCTACATTATTGCGGATATCTGTAAATTCGCAAGAGAGAGAATGGTTGTCGGTCCTGCCCGCGGCTCTTCCGCTGGCTCTCTAGTCTGCTACCTCTTGGAAATCACCACAATCGATCCAATACCCTACAATCTGATCTTTGAGCGCTTTATTGACATCAATCGCGCCGATCTTCCAGACATCGATATCGATTTCCCTTGGGACAAGCGTGATGAAGTATTCGATTACGTAAAAGAAAAGTACAATAGTAATAATGTAGCGCGCCTTGGTACTGTGGTGATGTATAAACCACGGTCTGCCATTAATGAAGCTGGCGCAGCATTGAAAATTCCCAAATGGAAATGTGAACAAGTATTAGATGGATTAATTGAACATTCAAGCGGCGATGCTCGCGCTGAGCATTCGATTGAGGATACATTTAAGCAAACCACAGCCGGGCAAAATTTCATTAAGGATTTCCCAGAAATAGCCATTTCTATGGAAATGGAAGGGCACCCGCGCCATTATAGCCAACATGCCGCCGGCATCGTGATTACAGAAGAGCCGGTTCATAAATTTGTTGCAGTTGATAATAAGACAGGTGCCACCCAATGTGATAAAAAGGATGCCGAAGACCTAAATCTCCTGAAAATCGATGCGCTCGGGCTTACTCAGCTTTCTGTTATAAACGATTGTCTCGATTTGATAGGTCTTCCGAAGAATGCGTTGATGGATGTGAGCTTGGAAGATCAGGCCGCTTTTGATGTTATAAATAAAGGGCAACTCTCCGGCATTTTTCAATTCAATGGCATGTCAATTCGTACAGCGGTCAAGCCCCTTAGGGTCGAAAGATTTGAAGACATAGTATCGATTACCGCTCTAGCCCGGCCCGGCCCGCTTGCCAGCGGGTCGGTTAATGAATGGGTGTTGCGTCGCATGGGGGAAACTCCTGTCACTTACCCTCATGAGATTTTCGAGCCTTATTTGAGGAATACTCTCGGGATTGTAATTTACCAGGAACAGGTTATGGAAATCGGCCGAAACATCGGCGATCTTTCATGGGAAGATGTCAGCGCCCTTAGAAAGGCGATGTCCAAGTCTCTTGGTGCCGAATTCTTCAACAAATATGGTGATCCTTGGAAGGCGGCAGCTATCAAGAAGGGTGTTCCAAAAGAGATTGTCAATAAGATTTGGGATGATCTTTGTTCATATGGATCATGGTCTTTCAACCGCTCGCATGCTGTTTCTTATGCGATGATTTCTTATTGGTGCATGTGGCTTAAGGCGCATTATCCCTTCGAATTTGGTGCCGCGACCTTGACGCATGAAAGTGATCAAGAAAAACAGATCAAAATCCTTAGAGAGCTTGATCAAGAGGGATTTGGCTACATCCCATTCGATCCGAATTACTCTCACAAAGACAAATGGTCTGCGGCCAAGATAAATGGCGAGAAGAAAATTGTTGGTCCTATAAGAAATGTGAAAGGTATTGGTCCTAGAAAGGCTGATCAAATCGATGAAATGAGAAGTGGCTTCGGATCGAATTGGTTTAATCAAGTCCCCGAAGGGCTGAAGAAGATATTGAGGAACCCGAAAACTCCAATCGATACGCTGTATCCAATCAGCAATGCTATAATGAGGGAGGTCGGCGGAAGTCTGGCGAATAGAAACATTCATACTAAGCCTGTGAATATTGTCGATATAAATGACTATGATGGTCAAGAGGTTCTAATTACTGCTGTCCTGACGAAAATTCATCCTAGGCACGAAAATGAAGAAATCATGATCGCGAAGCGCGGATATGCTCGTGGTGAAGATGAGCTGTTGGATTCTCTAAATCTATTCGTTTCCGATGATACCGACACGATGTTTTGCAAGATTACGAGATGGGATTTCCCTAGGCTTGGGAAACCAATCGTTGACCGCGGGCGGGCTGGCAAGGCTCTATATGCCCTTAAAGGGGTGATTAAGGTATATGTTACATTTAGAATGATGACGGTTAAGCAAGTAAGATACCTTGGGGATATGGACCCTAAGGGCGAGGATGAACAAAAGTTCGCAGAAGCGGTCGAACAGGGTGAAGCGTGATGACTAATATCTTAAACCAACTCGGTGATCTTTTATCGATAAAAAGTTACAAAGAGCGAATTGAAAGTGAAAATCGACATGTCGAAGTAAAGGCTAACTCCATTAATCGCCTGTCGATTGGCGAAAAGCATGGAATTTTCAAACAATATTGGAGCGAATATGCAGCGATACGCTTTGAAAAGAATGGTGAATGTAAAGTTCACGGAGAATACAAGAACGATTATGCTCCCACCTCAGAAGAATGTTGCGAATTCATTACCGAGTTCGGGAATTATGAGTTTCCTACAGTAAAACCACTCCATTCACTCAGGGATATCGAATTGCCGGAAGAATTGGCTCAGGCTAATTCTTCTGATGTATATACTTTTAGGAATACAGATGGGCAAATCATAATGCTTCAACAAAGGGTTTCCGATGAGAAGGGGAAATACCGTCCCTGGACTTATTGGAGTGATGACAAATGGAGAATGACCGAACCAGATTTTTCAACAGGTCTTCCATTATACAATATGGATAGGCTGAAAGACCATTCGGTTGTATTCATTCATGAGGGTGCGAAAGCTGCACATGCAGTGCAGCGAATGATCGACAAGAAAACATTCCAGCTTGAAGAGAAATTCAACAATCATCCTTGGGCCGACTGGCTTAAGAGCGGCGTTCATGTCGGCTGGATTGGTGGTGCTACCAATCCGCATAGAACCGATTGGTCTATCCTTAAGAAGCTTGGTTTTGCCAAGGCGATCATTGTTGCTGATAACGATAATGTTGGTAAGCAGGCAATCCCGAGAATTGCCCAACATTTGGATATGGTGACTTTTGCTCTAGAATTTAACCACGATTTCCCGGTGTCGTTTGATCTGGCTGATGATTTCCCTGATGCTTTCTTTAGTGAAGGTATTGATGGCAAACCTCGATATATCGGGCTTGGATATAAGAAGCTACTACACCCGGCAACATTTATGACCAAGCAAATTCCACCGAAAGACGGCAAGAAGGGCCGTCCTGCTACAGTATTAAGGGAACATGCAAAGCCATTATGGGCGTATATCGAAGAATGTGATCAATACGTTTGCACTGAAATGCCGAATGTAATTCGATCTGGGGAAGTGTTAAATAAAATGCTTTCCTCTTTCAGTCATACCCAAAATGTCGCTCAATTGATCAATAAGTCCTATCGTGGGAGAAGTGTTACTTTATGCTATCGCCCGGATAAGCCTGAGTTGTTGATTGACCATAATGGTAAGCCGTCAGTCAACATCTATACTCCGCCCGACGTACATCCATCTGAAGGTGACCCGTCGCCATTCTTAGAATACATGGATTACATGTTTCCTAATCCAGAAGAAAATCACCAAGCCAAGAGGTGGATAGCGACGCTCATAGCCAAGCCAGATATCCGCATTGAGTATGGGATGCTGCTAGTAACTGAGCATACTGGCATCGGTAAGACCACGTTATGCGAAGAAATCCTGCAGCCACTTCTTGGCCATGATAATGTTGGTTGGCCGACTGAGAATGATGTCTCAAATTCCCAATTCAACGATTGGATCGCCAATAAGCGACTTGCGGTAGTGAATGAGATTTACGCGAGCCATAGTTGGGCGACTTATCACAAGCTCAAAGGCTTGATAACTGATAAGTCAATAACTGTGAATAAGAAGTATGAACGGCCATACGTTGTCGATAACTGGTGTCATATCATAGCTTGCTCTAATACTCATAGAGCGCTCAAAATGGAAAGCGATGACCGGCGCTGGTTTTATCCTGCAGTGACAGAGCAGAAATGGCCAAGAGAGAAGTTCAAAGCTCTCAGAGAATGGCTCAAATCTGGCGGCATTCAGATAATACTACAATGGGCGCTGGATTTCGGCGATTACGTCCTGCCGGGCGAGCGGGCGCCGATGAGCGAGAATAAAGCCAATGCCATTGACGGCAGCCGCAGCGAAGGTCAGCGGGAGGCAGCAGACCTTGCCGAAGCGATGGAAAGCTTTGGCTTGCCTTGCGCGGTTTCGATGAAAGATATCATGATGTTCCTAGAGCAACAGGTCAGGAAGCTTGTTGATAAGGACTATGAAATCCGCAAGACCATGTGCGATTGCGGGTGTAAAGTCTTCTCCCGGCGGATCAAGATCGGCGGTCGGGCGCAATATGTTCTTATCAATTCTGACCTTCAGCAGAAAATCGAGGGTTTAGGGGACAAGGAAGCGTTGCCGGCTGTTCGGTCTAGCCTTGTGAAATGTAACCAAATTATCGAAACCGATATCTAAAAAAGCTTTTCTTTAGGTTTTTGGTTCCTATATAATAGGCACGAGTCCAAACCCTTATAGGAGTGAAAAGGGTGATCCTTGTTGATTATGAAATCGCGGAACTTTGCGATAGCAAAGAACCCTTGATCCATCCCTTCACAACCCAAGAGTACCTACATGGGATTTCCCATGGTCTTGGGCCGTCATCTTATGATGTTCGAATTGATAAGAGAATTTTAGTTGCAGAGAAGGGCAAAGAGCCAGGTTATTATCATGATGTAATTGGTCCTTTAGGGTTTTTGGTTTGGCCTGGAATGTTCATTCTGGCTTCTACAATCGAAACTATCATTATGCCAAAGGGCATTTCTGCTACAGTCAGGGATAAGAGCACACATGCTCGCCTAGGTTTGGCAGTCCAAAACACCTTTATCGATCCCGGTTTCCGAGGGCAAGTTACCCTGGAAATCTCCAACCATGCGCCTTTCCCTGTTAGGATTTATCCTGAGATTGGCATTTGTCAGCTAGTATTCGATACACACAAGAATGCAGCGATGCCCTACAAAGGTAAGTATCAAAATCAGAAAGGGGTGACCAAGCCATGCTAAAGGTTACTTTGTATAATAATCATGGCACTCACTTCGGCTATTACCTTGGGCCGCCGAAGGACTATGACCCTGAAAAGGAAAATGTAGTCGAGTTCGACTGTCTTTCTTCTCAGGATAGAGTGGAGGGGTATCAGATCATTGATGAATGGCACAATGTACTCTATCGCTCGAAATTTGTTCCCGGCGAGTTCACGTTCAAGAAATGTGCCAAAATTGGCAATTGCTTGGCTCCATTGTCCGGCGCCAAGATCACCATCGTTGTTCCGCCTAAGCTGGGGGTGAAGAAATGATCGAATTGGTTCTTATCGCAATAATTATCAATGTTTTTATTTCGGCCATTTTATTCTTCGGCCTGTGGTCGCTTAGAAATGAAATGGCTGAAGAGATTGAATTTATTAAGAAAACGACAACGCTTGGTCTCGAAACAGATAAGGAACTTCTTGATGCGATGAACAAGGTTGTTTCATTCGTTTTGA